TGAAAGACTGGGGCGACCAAAAATGGAGAACCAAAAGTGGTAAAAAATCTTCTGACACTGGTGAAAGATACCTTCCAAGCGCTGCGATCAAAAGTCTCAGCCCTGCTGAGTACGCTGCGACAACGCGTGCGAAACGTGCTGGCAAAAAAGCCGGAAAACAATTCGTAGCGCAACCTAAAACGATTGCAAAGAAAACGGCAGGCTTTAGATGACCACTTCAGGAACCGCAGCGTTTAACCTTGACCTTACTGAGTTGGTTGAGGAAGCGTTTGAACGCGCCGGTTCGGAGTTGCGTACGGGCTACGACTTACGTACAGCACGTCGTTCATTGAACTTAATGTTTGCTGATTGGGCAAACCGTGGTATCAACATGTGGACGTTTGAGCAGGGTACGATTAACCTGACTCCGGGTCTAAACACCTACGCACTACCCGTAGATACAGTGGATCTACTTGAGCATGTGATTCGCACGGGCGCGGGTAGCGCATCCACGCAGGCTGACCTAACCATCACGCGTATTAGTGTTTCTACCTATGCAACCATTCCCAACAAACTACAACAAGCCCGACCAATTCAGGTGTGGTATCAGCGTTTGGATGGCCAGACTTCTTCTATTGGCACAACACTCAATGGTGGGATCACGGCTACGGCCACTACGATTACGTTGACTTCTACTGCGGGCTTGCCTGCTACGGGGTTTTTGTTGATTGAAAACGAGACTATTCAGTACGGCTACATCTCTGGCAACGTGCTTAACAACTGCTTCCGTGGACAGAACGGCACAACTGCCGCAGCACACTCAACTGGTGTAGCCGTGTACACGCAGAATCTCCCCTCTGTGACCCTCTGGCCAACCCCAGACAACAGTACCACGTATCAGTTTGTTTACTGGCGCATGCGCCGTATTGATGACGCTGGCGGGGGTGTACGCACGATGGATGTGCCTTTCCGTTTCCTGCCCTGTATGGTGGCAGGTCTGGCTTACTACTTGGCTCTTAAGATTGAGAATGGCGCTGAGCGCTTACCCGTCTTGAAGCAACAATACGACGAGGCGTGGCAACTTGCCGCTGATGAAGATCGTGAGAAAGCTTCGGTTCGCTTTGTCCCAAGACAGCAATTTATTGGTAGTGGTACGTAAATGGGCAATCGGTTTGCTTCTGGTAAGAACAGTATCGCCATGTGCGATAGGTGCGGCCAACAGTTCAAATTAACGGCATTGCGCAAAGAGATTCAGAAGACAAAGATTTATAATCTGCTTGTGTGTGGTGCGTGTTGGGATCCCGATCAGCCGCAGTTGCAGTTAGGTATGTATCCAGTGGATGACCCGCAAGCTGTGCGTAATCCTCGTAATGATTCAACCTATATTGCGGCGGGCATAAACACTAATGGTAATCCGACTGGTGGCTCTCGAGATATTCAATGGGGTTGGGCACCGGTAGGCGGGGCTAGTAATTTTGATGCTGCTTTGACGCAGAATTACTTGGTGGCAACGGCATTTGTTGGTACAGTTACGGTAACAGTTACTTAAAGGAGTCTAGTATGGACAAGAAAGATTTAGCTCAAGACAAGAAGATGATTAAGTCTGCTGTCGGCAAGCACGAGAAAAATATGCACCCCGGCAAAAAGCCTACAAAACTTAAAGCTGGTGGCCCTACAACCGATGACCGCATGCGCTTAGGACGTAACCTGTCCCGCGCCGCAAATCAGGGGAAATAACATGGCCAAATTTAGCAAAAAAGTTATGGGCAAAGAAGTTGGTGACGCCGCCACTTATGCTGCACCGCACAAAATGAATGGCAAGCCTCTAGTAATGTCGACTAACCCCGGCAAGGACTCCAGTATTAGTAGCCTAAGCACCATGAAAATGAGTGTTGGTAACTACAACAACGGCCAGAATGAAACTAAAACATCCGGCATCAAGATGCGCGGTACAGGCGCAGCGACTAAAGGTCTGATGTCTCGAGGCCCAATGGCATGAATTACGCCGCACTCAGCGCTGCTATTCAGGCGTACACGGAGAACACGGAAGCAGATTTCGTGGCTAATATCCCCGTGTTCGTTACGCAAGCTGAGCAGCGTATTTATAACTCGGTGCAGTTCCCCTCTATTCGCAAGAACGTGACGGGGTCAATGACTACAAGTAATAAGTACTTGCAGTGCCCTACGGATTTCTTAGCGGTATATTCATTGGCTGTTATTAACGCCAGTGGCGAGTACGAGTACTTGTTAAACAAAGATGTTAACTTCATCCGGCAGGCGTACCCCCAGCCCACAGACACGGGGATTCCTAAGTATTACGCACTGTTTGGCCCACGTTCGGATAATGCGGCAGAGCTAACTTTTATTCTTGGCCCCACACCCGATGCGGGATACAGTTCCGAACTGCACTACTATTTCTACCCGCCAAGCATTTCTGTGGCACCTTTTACTTCATGGCTAGGTGATAACTTTGACACGGTGTTGTTGTACGCATCTTTGGTTGAGGCTTACACCTACATGAAGGGTGAGCAAGATATGATGGCGCTGTACAACCAGAAGTTCATGGAAGCATTAGCGTTGGCTAAACGTCTGGGTGATGGTATGGAGCGTCAAGACGCTTACCGTTCTGGTCAGTTCCGTCAGAAGGTAACTTGATATGTCGATTATCCAGACCCAGACCACGAGCTTCAAAGCGCAGTTGTACCAAGGTATTCATGACCTGACGACTGACGTTATCAAGATTGCTTTGTACACAGCTAATGCCAACTTGAACGAAGATACAACTGTGTACAGTTCAACGGATGAAGTAGCGGCTACGGGTACGTATTCGCTTGGTGGGGCACAGTTAACCCCCATCACAATCGGCACGTCTGGATACACAGCTTTTGTGGGCTTTCCAAACATCTCTTGGACAGGCGCAATCACCGCAAGATGTGCGTTGATTTACAACTCTACCCAAGGTAATAAATCCATTGCAGTTCTGGACTTCGGGTCTGACAAGACTTCTACAACCACATTTACAATTACGATGCCAGCAAATACCGCTACGGCGGCTCTCATCAGGAGTTCAAATTGATTGTTACAACAACCAAAGGTGACATGGACGAATCATTGCTTGAAAAGCGTGAAGGAACCATTGATAATGACAACGAAACGACCACATGGGTGGAGTATTGGTTGGACGGCGAATTAGTACATCGTTCTGCTCATGTGGCTTTGAAAAAATCCATGTTAGCGGGTCTTGAAGCAGCATCACTAGGATAAATCATGGCAAATACACAATCAATGTGTACCTCCTTCATGGGTCAGTTACTCAATGGCGGTCACCAGTTTGGCACTATCACGTTGACCAGCCGGACTAGCTTAACAGCACCTACAAAAGACACGTTTAAGGCGGCTTTGTACCTTGTTGGGGCAACAATGAATGCCTCAACTACCGCATACAGTGCAAGTAACGAAGTATCGTCAGCCAACTATTCGGCTGGTGGAGAGATTGTTACCAACGCCAACGTGCCTGTAGCTACCAATGCTTCAGCTACCGCAGGGGTGGCTTATTGGACTCCTTCGGCAAGTATTGTCTATGGCACTAGTGCAGCACCTGTAACCTTTGCTGCTTTTGATGCGGTGTTAATTTACAACTCCACGCAGGGCGATACAGCGGTTAGCGTTCACACATTCAGTAGCCAGACCATTACGTCCGGGGTGTTTACGTTAACGATGCCAACAAGTTCAACGACTACTGCGCTATTGCGGTTGTCAACAACTTGATGTCATGTCTCTTGGATGGGGCGACGGTACATGGGGTAGTAGTGTCTGGGGCGGCGGTCATCTTGCCATCACGGGCGTTGAGGCAACGGGAGCCGTTGGAAGTGTTCAGGCAAATGTATCGGTAGCCCTCTCGGGTGTAGAAGCGACTGGAGCGGCGGGGACAGCGGTAGCTAATACGGCAAGCGCCTTGGCGGGCGTTGAAGCCACAGGAGTCGTAGGATCAGTAGGTATTGAAAAAGCAATAGCCCTTACAGGTGTTCAAGCGGCAGGTGCGGTAGGAACGGTAGTTGGCAGTACAGCGATAGCTCTGACGGGTGTATCGGCAACGGGTGATGTAGGGACGGTCGCACCATCGTACATTATTGTTGAGAATGGGACTTTTGCCAGCGGGTTTGTTGGGACGGTGGTTCCAGCGTTCTCCGTAGCTTTGACAGGTGTGGTATCGGCGGGTGCGGTTGGAACACTGGGTGTTTTGCATTCTCCGGCTTTAACGGGTGTAGCTGCAACAGGCGCGGTGGGGTCGGTAGGAATTAGCAAGTCAATAGCTTTAACGGGCGTATCGGCAACTGGGGCGGTTAACGCATTTTCACAGGCGTTTGGATGGAGTGTTATAGATGACACGCAGACAGCAAACTGGCAGAATATCGGTAACACGCAGACAGCCAATTGGCAGAATATTGGCAACACGCAAACACCAGCTTGGACTGATGTTTCAACAACTTAGGAGTATTTAAATGCCAGCAACGACAACTCTTTTAGGCTTGGTCACTCCTACGC